CTAAGTTTTTAAACTGGATGTTGTTTTTAAAGTGTTTTATACGTGCCGGCTCCCGAGGCATACCTCGCAGCGGAAGCGGCTCGACGCACAAGATAAGCAAAAACATGCATATATCAACAAAAAGTTCAGGTATATGTCATATTAAAAAGGGCTTAAAGTGGAACCAGAAAAGGCTAGTTCCGCCCTAGTTCCACTCTGTGGTTCCGCAAGAATTATAACGTAACTACTTGATAATCAACCAATTACTACCTACCATACCTCTAAATATGTATAAACTGTTATAATTATAATTAATATAGAATATAGAATATAGGGGGAGTAGTGTATATGGCTACCGCATTTTTTGCCGCGCCCCCAGAGTCCCTAGCCCTATATAGGAATCTGTGGTTCCATTTTTATTAATATATACATATTACCCCCTTAAGTCTCTGGTAATCAGGCACTTAAAAAAGTACCGAGAAGTGGAACTAAGGAAATCCTGGTTCCACTTTGGTCGGATTTACCCCACATCGAAATTACAAAGTGTTGATTGTCAGCTTATTAGGTGTGGAACTAAGGATTTTCGCCCTGATTGTGCCTGATTTCCGCTATATTTGCGCCATGAGAGTAGACGTTACACAAGCAACCGAGGCGTACCGGGAAGCCTACAGAGACCTGACAGGCGATAAGTTCCACCGGGCCGCAGCGCGTGCGCTAAATCACACAGCACGGAAAGCCAGGACTAACGTGTCCAAATCCATCCGGGAGGAATACCGGATCAAGGCCAAGGACATTAAGGCAGCGATAAGATTGGGCAATGCCTCGTCCAGCCAACTAAGCACCTACGTGCGGGCTACTGGGAAGTCGTTACCTGTTGCAGCATTCAGGCACCGCCAGACGCGCCAAGGCGTAAGCGTTAGCATTATGGGGAAGCGCAAGGTTATTAAGAAAGCGTTCGTCGCTACGATGAAGTCAGGCCACACAGGAGTATTTGCCCGAGGTAGGTATAAACGCGGCGGCTTCGACTTCCGCTACAAACGCATTGCAGATAAGGACAGGAACGACCTGCCTATCCAAGAGCTGCACACAGCCAGCATCCCAAGCGCGATGAGCAAGCAAAGTGTCTTGGAGCGCGTGGCGGATAAAATTTCTATTGATTACTCGACAAGATTAAACCATTTGCTCGGTCGATCTTCAAGATTAGGCAAGATCAAATATAATATAAACAGTTGATTGTCAACAAGTTAGGGGTAGGTTCTACCTACGAATTACCTTATACGGGCTGAGAAGCCCCAGAAGCTGGACAGTTAGTGTACGAAAACATTCGTAGCTGCTGCGATGCCGCAGCAAAAGATTAATTTGCAAAATTAGAAAAACGATCATCGTGGCAAAGACAAGGTTCGACATCTCGCAGACCGCAATGGCTAAGCTTTTTGGAGTTACTCCGAAAGCCGTGCAGGATGCACGAAAAACAGGCAAACTTACGGAAGGGGTCAGCTACCTATCGCGAGGCGGCAGGTACTATTTCGACGCGGAGAAAGCAAAGGAGGAGTGGATCGGAAACTCTACCGAGCGAAAGATAAAATTCGACCTCGACGAAAATTCGACGCTTAACGACGTGAAGAAAGCGCTAGCGCGAACGGAGTTAGAGAAGAAGACGATAGAACTGGCGAAGCTGCGCGGAGAACTTGTAGAGGCTTCCCAGGTATATTCCGACCTATTCGAGTTCGGGCAAAAGGTGCGCCAACGCATACAGGCAGTACCTAAACGGATTGTAGACGACCTTCTCGCTGCGGACTCTCGTGTAGACGCGATGCGGTTACTAACGGACGCGATAAGCGACGCACTTAGCGACCTTTCCGACGTGTCGAAATTTAAACCGAAATGAGCAGCACAGTACTAGGATTTTTGGACGGGCTAAGGCCTACGAAGAGGCTCAGGCCGTCGGAGTGGGCAGACGAGCATAGGTTTTTATCCTCGGTAGCCGCTGCGGAGCCAGGGCGCTGGAGGACTAGCAGAACGCCCTACCTGAAGGAGATAATGGATTGCTTCGATCCCTACAGCCAGGTGCAGGAAGTTATTTTCATGAAGGGCGCGCAGATCGGCGCGACAGAATGCGGGTATAACATTCTCGGCTACTACATCGACCTCGACCCCTGCCCGATAATGTGCGTAATGCCCACGGAAGGTACGGCGAAGCGGAACAGCAAAATGAGGATAGACCCAATGATCGAGGCCAGCCCGACACTAAAGGGCAAAATCGCAGCAATTAAAAGCCGGGACAAGGGAAACACCATTCTCCAAAAAGATTTCGCAGGCGGAACGCTTATGTTAGCAGGGGCGAACTCTGCCAGTTCGTTGCGCTCCGTACCCGTTCGCGTTTTGATTCTCGACGAGGTCGACGCATTCCCGCAGGATTTGGAGGGAGAAGGGTCTCCGGTAGGTCTGGCAAAAGCCAGAACGCGGACTTTCGCAAATCGCAAGATTGCGCAGATATCAACTCCCACGGTGGAAAGTACGAGCGCGGTCCACCGCGAATTTTTTACTACCGACCAGCGGTACTTCCACGTACCCTGCCCTCACTGCGCCGCAATGCAACGCCTGCGCTGGGAGCAAGTCAGGTTTAGCAAGACTGCCAACCCTGTAGTATCTGCGCACTACGAGTGTGAGCATTGCAGCGAGGCCATAGAGGAAAGGCATAAACCTTGGATGCTTAAACACGGGCAGTGGATGGCTGACGCCCCAGAACTCGCAGACCCTAAGCGCATAGGGTACCACCTGAGCAGTTTATACTCTCCTTTGGGCTGGTACTCCTGGGCGGATGCGGCTAACGACTTCCTGGCAGCGAAGCGTAAGAACGACCAAAACAAAATGAAAGTTTTTGTGAACACTGTTTTGGGCGAAGTATGGAAGGAGAAAGTAATAGTACCTCCTTACGAAAGGCTCTACGAGCGACGCGGCGGGTACCAGGCTAAGCAAGTACCTGCAGAGGTTTGCGTACTCACTGCGGGGGTAGACGTTCAGGCCGACCGCCTGGAGATGGAGATAACAGGGTGGGGCGAAGGCTTAAGATCGTGGGTCGTAGACTACCGCGTACTCCCGGGGGACACTTCGGCGACGGAGGTGTGGGATAAGCTGCGCGAAGTGCTGTACGAAGGGTTCCAGCGTACAGACGGCGCGCGCCTTGGAGTCTACAAAATGGCGGTAGATAGCGGGTACAACACTAACCACGTCTACAAGTTTTGCAGACAGGAGGGCGCGGCGCGAGTTGTCCCTGTGAAGGGGCAAGCGGGGAGCAGACAGCGGATAATGCTTAGTAGCCCGCAGAGCGTCGACGTTAGGAGCAACGGGAAGCGCGTAGGGAAAACGATGCTTTGGAACTTGGGAGTAGATCTGATTAAAACAGAAGTGTACGCGGCATTGAACCTGAACGTAAACGACGAAGGCGAAGACCCGCCGTATTATTGCCGATTCCCGTCCAACCTGGACATATCCTACTTTCGGATGCTTACTGCCGAAAGGCTGGTGAAGCGGAAAAACCCTAAAGGCTACGAGGAGCATATCTGGGAAAAAACACAAGACAGGAACGAGGCTTTAGACTGTCGCGTATACTCCCGCGCAGCGGCTGCAATCGTTGGGCTGGACAGGTGGGAGGCGGCGAACTGGAAAGCGGCAGGAGCGACGGCATACGCACCCCCAACGCAAAAAAACGAAGTATCTAAGCCACATAAGGCGAAGGAGGCGCAGCGCGAAACAAGAAGAAAAAGAAAAAATAGCTTTTGGTAGTTAGATTTTCTGTATATTTGACGCTAACTAATTCCTGACTATGGCAATTTGGACCTTAACGCAGTACCAGACCTTGACGGCGGCAATTGCCGAAGGGGTTAAGACTGTGCAGTATTCCGACAAGATGGTAACCTACCAGAGCCTTAAGGATATGCTGCGGATTAAAGCGGAGATGGAGCAGGATTTAGGCTTGGGCGAAAACGGAACCCGCACAGGTGCGGACCAAGGGCGCAACGTGGGAAGTTACTACAGCGGAAGATGAGCATAATTAAAAAAATATTGACGGCTATTGCGCCCGCAGCAGCATTGCGGCGGGAAAAAGCTAATTTTGCCCTTAGCCAGATGCGGAAGTACGACGCGGCGAGCCGAGGCAAAAGGGCGCGAAATTGGAACACGGCGGGAGGATCAGCCGATCGGGAGATCGTAGCGGCAGGCACAACTATCCGTAACCGCGCCCGGGACATGGTCCGTAATAACTCCTACGTCCGAAAGGCGGCGCAAGTTATGCGCACGTCGGTAGTAGGACAAGGGGTTAAGTTGTCTATTCGCGCTACACGCATAACCGACACGCGCCGCGCCAAAATGATGTGGAAGAACTGGGCGGAGAGTACCGACTGCGACTACTACGGAAGGAAAAACTTCTACTCTATCCAGCGCCTTATCGCTAATGCGGTTTTTGTCGACGGCGAGGCATTCGTCGTTAAGCGGCGCAACGGCAACACGCCAAACCCTATCCAATTGCAAGTTCTGGAAGCGGACTACCTGGACTACACGAAGAGCGTCGCGCAACTCGCGAGCGGAAACCGGATCGACGCGGGCATAGAGACCGACCAGAACGGGCGCAAAGTTGCTTATTGGATGTTCCCGCAACACCCGCAGGATAACACTACCTGGAGAAGCCTAACGAGTAACCGCGTACCCGCTACGGAAGTATTGCATATCTACCAGGAGGAACGCCCAGGGCAACTCCGGGGGGTTTCTGCGTTGGTGGCTTCGATGTTCCGCCTGCGTGATTTCGACGAGTACGAGGACGCGCAGCTTATCCGGCAGAAGATCGCAGCCTGCTTTTCGGTGTTTATAACGGGCGACGGGGACGTAAGGCCGGGCGACCCTTCCGACAACACCTACCCGCTGGAGCGCGTAGAGCCTGGTATTATCGAGTACCTACCTCCAGGCAAGGGAGTAGAGTTCGGACGGCCTCCAGAAACAACGAACTACGACGAGTACAGCCGCAAGGTGCTGCAAGGCGCAGCGGCAGGAGTAGGACTTACTTACGAATCGCTTACTGGCGATCTGTCTAACGTTAATTTTTCGTCTGGGCGGATGGGGTGGATCGAGATGTCGCGCAATATTCGAGAGTGGCAGGACGACGTTATCATCTTACAGCTCTGTATCCCGGTCTGGAAATGGTTCGTGGAGGCGATGGTAGTAAGTAACAACTTCAAGGCCGACGCGGTTTTCGATACGAACTGGACGGCACCACGGCGCGAGATGATCGACCCCGTTAAGGAAACCAAAGGGCTATCGGAAGGGTTGCGGGCGGGGCTTAATAGCTGGCAGGACACCATCAGGGAGCTAGGCAAAGACCCTGATGAGGTACGGGCGCAAATGGCGGAGGATATGGTCAATTTCGACACTATGGGCGCAAAACCGACCATTGACCCACGCTACGACCCTAAGCGCAACGACAGCCAACAAAGCGAAGAAAACACACCTGACGAGGGCTAAATTTCCCTATTAGGTATAAAATACCTATATTTGTAGCGATGAAAGCAACACACATACAGCGAAACGCAGATAGCGGAGAAGTAACGGCGCAGCCCTTACACCTCGAAGCGCGTTTTATGCCCTCTTCGATTAACGCAGAAAACAGAACTGTGGACTTGGTTTTCGCTACCGAAAAGCCCTTTCTACGCAGGTCGTGGGATGGGCCATATCTAGAAACGCTAAGTTTTCAACCCTCCTCGGTCCGCATGGAGCGCATACAGTCCGGCGCACCGCTCTGCGACAACCACAAGACATACGGCAAGACAACCGACAGCGTTTTGGGCGTAGTAGAGCGAGCTTGGATAGAGGACGGCAAAGGGTACGCAACGGTGAGGTTCTCGAAACGCAAAGAAGCCGACGACGTTTTTAAGGACGTTCAGGACGGCATTCTAAAAAATATATCAGTAGGCTACAGAGTCTACAAATACGAAATAAGTGAAAACGAAACCAGCGCGGACGAGTACCGCGCTGTGGATTGGGAGCCTTTCGAGGTTTCCATCGTTCCAGTTCCGGCGGATTATACCGCGCAGATTCGCAGCGGCGACGCTGACGATACCAATTCAGTACAAATTAAAATTAAAGGCAAAGAGATGTTAGAAGAAAACAACGAGGTACCAGCAGTGGCACCTACTGAGGAGACCCGCACAGCGGCTCCCAGCGTTGCGCCTGTGACGACCGCCGACACAACCCAGCCTACCCCGCCAGAGGCTACCACAGAACAACGTTCTGCGGCAGACCTTACGGCGGAGCGTAAGCGCGTAAAGACTGT